CACTTTAGCAGCGTACTCAATGGCTTAGTTGAACGCGCTAAAGATTATCCGCCTGAAACTTTTGGTTATTATGAATACAGCGCACCACAGTATTGCAAGATTGACATCACTAGCGATTACTTCTGGCGAAGCGCTGTTGCACCTAGCAATCCTGCGCTTGGCTACATAATCACAAAAGAATCGATTGAAGAAGCAATAGCCACAAACCCAATCGAGCAAACTCGCACAGAAACGCTCTGCCAATGGATTGACAGCCTTCAATCTCCCTGGCCGCATGGAGTCTTGGAAGAAACATCGGATAACACACTTGAAATGTCTGTCGGCGCTTATACAGTATTTGCTTTCGATGTCAGCCCGTCAAGGCGCAACGGATCATTGGTCGCAGGTCAATTATTGCCAGATGGTCGTATCGGCATAGGAATCCTAGAAACCTACAGCTCACAAATGGCAATCGATGAATTAAAGATGGCAGCCAGCATTAAAGCTTGGTGCGACATCTACAAACCGCGATTAGTCTGCTTCGACAAATACGCCACTCAGACGATTGCAGACAGACTTTCTCAAGCTGGTGTAATGACAGAGGATGTTTCAGGCCAGCAGTTCTACAAAGCCTGTGGTGACTTGTTAGAAGGCTTAGTCAATCATCGAGTAGTCCACAATGGACAGGCAGAATTGATCCAGCAGATGAATAACTGTGCAGCTAAGGTCAACGACTCTGCATGGCGAATTATTAAGCGAAAGTCTGCTGGTGATATCTCAGCACCTATTGGCTTGGCAATGGTTGTTTCAAAGCTGATGCTTCCAGCACCCAAGCCACAAATTATTGCCTAGACACAAAGTACCTAAATTGTCAAGAATTAGACAAAGTATGGTAAGATGTCTACATGGGTATTTTCTCGCGCAATAAGCCAGAACCAAAATCTTCTATATTAGCCCAGTACGCCCCACAGATTATGGGCGATAGTCAAACTCTTTATAATTATGGATTTGTCAATGTTCACCGCAATGCCGCAATGTCAGTTCCTACTGTTGCCAGATGTCGCAATCTAATTGCTGGAACTATTGCATCATTACCTTTAGAACTTTATCGTAAATCAACTGGCGAAGAACTTGGATCACCGCTGTGGTTAGAACAACCATCTAAATCACAACCACGCGCCGTAACTATTAGCTGGACTGTTGATTCATTGCTTATGTATGGGTTAGCATATTGGCGCGTTACGGAATTATATGCAGATGATGGACGTCCAGCAAGGTTTGAATGGATTGCTAATACTCGCGTTACATTTGATTTAGATATTCATAATGTCTATGTCACAAATTATTATGTGGATGGCTCATCTGTACCAATGGAAGGTTTGGGAAGTTTAGTTACATTCCAAGCACTTGATGAAGGTATTCTTTCACGCGGAGCGAGAACAATTCAGTCAGCGATTGACATTGATAAGGCAGCATCCATAGCGGCACAAACTCCACAACCAGGTGGCTTCATCAAGAACTCAGGGGCTGACCTTGATCCTAAAGAAGTTCAAGGATTATTAGCTGCATGGAAGTCTGCTCGACAAAATCGCTCAACAGCTTATTTGACAAGCACTCTTGATTACACACCAGTTTCATTCTCACCCAAAGACATGATGTATGACGAAGCAAAACAATTCATGGCTACTGAAATTGCAAGAATGTGCAATGTTCCTGCAATATATGTTTCAGCAGACATGAACTCCAGTTACACATATAGCAATTTGTTAGATTCTAGGAAAGATTTCGTTTCGTACTCTTTACAGCCATTCATTTCGGCGATTGAAGATCGTCTATCTATGGACGACATTACAGCGCGTGGCAATGTAGTTAAATTTGCAATTAACGACACATTCCTTCGTCAAGACCCATTACAAGAATTATTAGTTATCGAAAAACTGCTTTCACTTGGACTCATCACAGTAGAACAAGCGATGGAAATGACAGATCAAACACCTAACGGAAATGAGGGGATGACATCTTGAAGATTACCTTCGATGCAGCCTTCGCTGCTGATGTTCAGGCATCAAGCGAAACTAGACAAATCAGCGGAAAGATTGTTCCTCTCGGAACTGAAACAGGTAACACATCCGCTGGCCCAGTAGTATTTGAGCGCGGATCAATCGAGATTCCAGAACCAAAGACTGTGCGACTACTAAGTCAGCATGATGTCAAGGCCCCATTAGGCCGCGCTCAATCTTTTACAGAAACAGATGAAGCAATCTTTGCATCATTCAAAATTAGTAACTCATCACGCGGCACAGATGCTCTTATCCTTGCAAGCGAAGGATTACAAGCTGGACTTTCAGTAGGCGTAGAAGTGCTGAAGTCATCAATTCAAAAAGGTGTTATCCATGTCACCGCAGCAAAACTCATGGAAGTAAGTTTAGTAACAGAGCCAGCCTTTAAGTCTGCTCAAGTTACTGATATCGCGGCAGAGGAAACTGAAGAAGTAGCCGAAGCAGCAACAGAAACCCAACCATCAAACGAAAGCGAGACAGCTGTGGAGAATACTCCAGAGACAGTTGCAGCACCAGAAGTGGAAGCAGCAGCGGTTGAAGCTGCTCGTCCAACTGTTACTGCAATGGCATATACAACTCCAAGAATTGAAGTTACAAAGCGTAACTACTTGGAAAACACAATCAAAGCAAACCTAAACGGCGATGATGAAGCTCGTCAATGGCTACGCGCTGCTGACAATGACCAATCAACAGGTGCAGGTTTCATTCCAACACCACAAAGCACACAACTACTTAACTTCCTTTCAAACGCAGACCGCCCTATGATTGATTCAGTTTCTCGCGGCGCAATGCCAGAATTTGGAAAAACTTTTGAGTTGCCAAAGATTACTGAAGTGCCTTTAGTCGATCAAATTGATGAGAATGGTGCTGTTACAGAATCACAACTTGAAGCTTCATTTATTACAGTTACAAAGAAGTCATTCAAGGGTCGTGCAATTACTACTCTAGAATTGCTCACAAATTCAACTCCAGCATTTTTGGACGAGCTTCTCGTTCAGATGGAATTTGCTTATGCAAAGGACACAGAAGAGTTTGTAACAACAGCTATTCAAGGCGCAGGAACACTCAACGCAACAGCTCAAGCTAACTCAGCCGATGGTTTGCTAAAGTATGTTTCAAGCGCAGCAGCAGCAGTTTATTCAGCATCACTTGGTTTTGCTCGTAACATTGTTGTTACACCAGAACAATGGGCTAACATAATGAGCTACAACGATTCTGGACGACCAATCTACATCGCTGCTAACCCTCAAAACGCAGGTGGTGCACTTACACCTACATCACTACGCGGATCAGTAGCTGGACTAGACCTTCGTGTGTCTCGCTACATGAAGGGTTCTGGCGGAGTCGGAACAGCAGATTACTCAATGGCTGTTATCAACCCAGATGCTTACACATGGTACGAGGGTGCTCGTCAGCAACTTCGCACAAACATTAACTCTGACGGAACTGTAGACATTCTACTGTTCGGTCAGGGCGCACTTGCTACAAAGCTTGCAGCAGGAGCAAACTGGTTCAACCTAACCTGATAGCAACACCCTAAGTCGCTGGGAGTGGGGCGCAGCCCTTGCTCCACTCCCAGTCTTTAGAAAGGATATGGAATGTCACTTTGCACAGTTGCAGAACTTCGCTCAGCACTAGGTGTTGGCTCGCTTTATGCTGATGCCACCCTTCAACAAACTTGCGATGCAGCTGATGCCGTCATTCTTCCTATGTTATGGAGTCCTACTTATTTCACGGTAGCTCATGGCAACATTGTTGGCACAGGAACTCTTTATTTTGATGAGCCTGTCAAAGAAATCTTTTATGTTGGTCAAACTGTAACTATTGCCAATTCAGGTTCTTCCTATAACGGAAGCAAAGTAATAACAGCCGTTGGCGATTATTCAATTAGCATGGCTACAAATCACAGCACAGTACAACCTAAACACGCTATTGCACCTTTTGGAACAGTCGCTTCAAGAACCTACACAGACTGGACACTCGATTCAGCAGTTCAAGAAGCTGCACTTATGATTTCAGTAGATATCTGGCAAGCTCGTCAGGTGTCTAACTCAGGCGGAGTTTCACCAGACTTTACTCCTAGCCCATATCGCATGGGTAACACTCTCCTGGCTAGAGTTCGTGGACTTATTGCTCACGCACTTGATCCGCGTTCGATGGTCGGATAATGCCAGTTGCTCTCACTACTCTTAGAACCACAATTGCGACTGCTTTAGTAGATAACGCTAAGTGGCAAACATTCGCATTCCCACCAGCCACAGTTCTTGCTAACTCAGTAATCGTTAGCCCTAGTGATCCATACTTAGAGCCAAACAACAATCAACACAACACGATTGCTCCAACTGCTAATTTTAAGATAATCATCACCGTTCCTTTATTCGATAATGAAGGAAACCTTAATGGAATTGAAGATGCCTTAGTTGGCGTGTTCAACAAACTCGCAGCATCCACCTTGACCTATAATGTGGGAGCAGTTAGCCAGCCAAGCGTTCTTAACGCCCAATCTGGTGACCTGCTTACTTGCGAGATGTCACTATCCGTTCTAACTACCTGGAGCTAAAATGTCCGAATGGGAAAAAGAAAACGAAGCCTTCCTGAAGAAAATCGGGCAGGTTACTTCAGCACCAAAGCCAACTTCAACTAAGAAAGACGAGGAATAATCCTAATGGCTGTATTTCTGAACAACAATGTAGGCGTTAAGATTAACACCGTTGATCTAAGCGACCATGTAACAGCAGTAACAATCAACCGTTCATTCGATGAACTCGAAGTAACAGCAATGGGTGACAACTCACACAAGTTCGTAAAGGGCTTGGAAGCATCTACTGTAACAATCGATTTCCTTAATGACACAGCAACATCGAATGTCCTTGCGACACTTCAAGCTGCATGGGGAACAACAGTAACTTGCGTATTCCTACAGACAAAGGGAACAATAGTTTCTGCTACAAACCCACTTTACACAGTTTCATTGTTAGTCAATAACACAACAGACATCAACGGTGCTGTTGGCGATATTGGTACACAATCAATCACATTTACTGCTAACTCAACAGTTGCAGTAGCCACAACAGGTACTTTCTAAACAACTAAACAAAGGGGCACAGCATGGCAAAGTTAAAAGTAACAAGGGCAGATGGATCAGTTGGGGAATACCCAATCACTCCATTAGTGCAGTATGGTTTCGAGATTTACGCTAAGAAGGGCTTTCACAAAGCGTTCATCGAAGATCAGAAGCAGAGCGATATCTTCTGGCTTGCCTGGGAATGTATCCGCCGTTCGGGTGAAACTGTTAAGCCATTTGGAGAGGACTTCATTTCGACCTTGACTTCGGTTGAGGTATTAGATGATGACCCTTTGGCTTAGGGCGCGACTCGATCACCTATCTGATTGCTAAATTAAGTGTCAGACTCGGGATCGCGCCACAACAATTATTAGAATTAGATGAAGTAATGCTAAAGAACCTAATCAAGGTTCTACAGGATGAAGCGAAGGAGGCTAGAGATGCCAGCCGTAGAACTAAGAGGTAACTCTGATCTACGCAAAGCATTGCGCCAGTTCGCTCCTGATTTAGACAAAGAGTTAAAGGCTGAACTCCGAAGAGCCTTACAACCAGTTGTACGCAAGGCGCGTGGCTATGTTGAGGGCAGCGCCATGAGTAACTGGAATGCCTCATCTTCTTCTAGTGCTACATTTCCTAAATACAATCCAGCTCTTATTAGTAAAGGCATCGGCTTCTCAACTGGTGTGACAAAGAAAAACAAAAACGGATTTAACAGCATGGCTAAGATTTACAACCGTACTGCCGCTGGTGCGATTTATGAACAAGCTGGTGTAAAGAACCCACAAGGTCAGCCTTGGGTTGGACCTAAAGGTCCTAGAGGTTCTAAATACTCTCATGCAAATTGGAAGGGTGCAGGCGCTCAATTTATTGAGAATCTACCACCACTTACATCTAGCCTTAAAGGTCAAGGTCGCTTAATTTATCGCGCTTGGAATGAGTCTAAAGGCGTAGCCGAAGGCGCAGCAATGAAAGCCATTGACAAAGCAACTATGGCATTTACAGCAAGAAGCAGAACAACAACATTTAGGAAGGCAGCCTAATGGCATTACCAGAGATTCTTATAGGGTCAAAGTTCGATGCTAAAGGCTTTAAGCAAGCAGAAACTGCAACCGATAAACTAGGCAAAAGTATTAAGAATCTTGCCTATTCTTTTGGTCTAGTATTTAGCACACAGAAACTTATTTCATTTGGCAAAGCTGCGGTTAACGCATTTGCAGCAGATGAGAAAGCTGCACGATCTCTTTCATTGGCTTTGGCTAATACAGGCAACGCGTTCGCAGCCATCGAGGTTGAGAAGTTTATTGGTGATTTACAGCGCGCTACAGGCGTTCTCGATGACAATTTAAGACCCGCCTTTAGAACACTTTTGACCGCAACGGGAAATGTCAAGAAGTCACAAGATGGCTTAGCCCTAGCGCTTGATATTGCAGCAGGTACAGGCAGAGATTTAGGTGCTGTCTCTTTGGCACTTGCAAAGGCTTATGGTGGTCAGACCACAGCTCTTAGCCGTTTAGGTGCAGGCTTATCTAAAGCAACACTTGCATCTGGTGACTTAGATTTAATTACAGCTGAACTATCAAAGAAGTTTTCTGGTCAGGCTCTAGCTGCTGCCGAAGGCTATGCAGGATCAATGGCAAAACTAACTGTTGCTTCTGAGAATGCTAAAGAGATTATTGGCAAAGACCTACTTGATGCCATGCAACTTATTGCAGGCGAAGATGGTATTGGCGGAGCAACCACAGCAATGGAAGGCTTTGCAACTCAAATCGGTAATGTAATTACAGGCATTTCAGTCTTGGCAGTAAAGCTCAAAGCAATACCAGGTGCAGGATTTATCGGAGACATTTTATCCGCTGGTGCTCAAATCTCAGGACTAGGACTTCTTTCAAGATTAGGTTCATCAAGCAAGGCTCGTTCAGCAGGCACACCTGCTCAATCGCCAGGACAACGCAAAGCCATCGATAAAGCCAATGCCGATGCAATCAGACTTCAAAAGTCCAAGAACACTTTATCTAAGATTGATAACGACAATACTGCTAGAAAACTAGTTCTCACAGGCGATCAGTTAGCCCTTCTTGAACTGGAAAAGAAGTTCGATGTAGAGCGCATTGGCTTATTTGCTGCTATGAATCAGGCAACTGATGGTGAAACAAAGATGCGCCTTTTATCTCTCATTGCTATTAAGGATCAGAACGCTGCTCTTGCTGGTCAAATTATGAATGCCAATAAAGCAACCGATGCTCTAGAAGCATTCCGCCAAGCCATTCTTGCAGCCATTCGAGCATTGCTAGACAAGGTTCAAAACGAACTTGCACAGCTACAGGCTTTGACTGGCAACACCCCAGTTACAGCAGGCACATCAACTTTTATGACCAATGACCCAACAGCGGTATCTGGTGGCATTCCTAACACAGCATTGTCTATGGATTTTGGTGCAGGAACATTTAGAGCTGCTGAATCTCGCACAACCAACATTTCAGTAAATGTGCAAGGCTCAGTTACCACAGAGCGCGATTTGGTCAATGCAATTACTCAGGGCATCTACAACAATCAGGCTTCTGGAATCCCAATCTCCTATACGACTGCGTACAGATAATGGCGTTACCAGCAACCCTTGTTGTCAAGATAAATCTATCGGGTGGAGCTTCATTCGGTAATCCGTTTATCTTGGGTACTTCACAGTTAGGCTTTGCTGAACTTGCATCTAGCGTTCCTGTAATTGTCGATGTTTCTGCTCAGACCACAAATATCTCGACTCGTAGAGGGCGCAACCTTTTGCAGGATAATTACGAGTCCGGACAGGCAACCATTAGAGTTGTTGATCCAAACGGTGACTTCAACCCACAGAACACTTCTAGCCCCTATTACGGGCTATTACAGCCACTTAGGAAGATACAGGCATCTGCCATCTATGGCGGAGTCACTTATGGCTTATTTGGCGGTTATATCACCGAATATCGCTATACCTATCCAACTGGGCAGGAAACGGGTTACGTTACATTTGTCTGCTACGACGCATTCCGCTTGATGTATAACTCCAATGTTACAACCGTTACAGGTGGCACAGCAGGTCAGACAACTGCTCAACGCGTTCAATCTATTCTTAGCATGATTGCCTGGCCGCCTGCATTTACCAGCATTGGCACAGGTGCTACAACTTGCGTGGCAGACCCTGGCACAACTCGCACAGTCCTAGAAGCTATTCAGACTGCTGAGTTCACAGAACAGGGCGCGTTCTACATTAACGAAAATGGCGTTGCAACCTTTAAGGGCAGACAATTTGTGGTCGATGCCCAAGCTGCTAGCCCAACAGTATTTAATCAAACAGGCACAGGCATTAACTATGCAGGAATTACCTTTGCCCTTGATGACAAAACAATCGTCAACAAAGCAACTGTGACCCGAATCGGTGGCACAGCACAGACTTACTCAGATGCGACATCGATTGCCCAATACTTCACACGATCCATTACAGCTACAGAGATGTTGATGCAATCAGACTCGAATGCACTTGCGTTAGCAACTGCCTATGTCGATAGCCGTAAGGAAACTTCTATCCGCATTGAAACAATCACTTTAGACTTGGTAACTCCTAACTACCCAGCAGGGGTTACAGCAGGTTTAAGTCTGGAGTTCTTTGACACGGTAGATATAACCAATGAGCAACCTGGTGGATCAACTATTCAAAAGAAGCTACAAGTGCAGGGAATTGCTCACAACATCACCCCTAACACATGGACTACAACTATTGCCACGCAGGAGGCTTTGCTCGATGTTATGTACTAGAATTGACCCTATGAAAGAGGTGTGCTAATGGCTGTCGGACTTCCACTCAAAACGACCTATGCGGATGGTGATGTTTATTCCGCATCGGATGTCAATGATACAAATGGCACAATCAACGCCAATGTAAATCCATACACCGCTGGCAAGAACAAGATTTACAACGCAGCGATGGCTGTAGCACAAAGAGGTACTTCAATAACTGGCATTACTAGCAATACTTATACGCTAGACCAATGGTGTTTAACTCCCGACACAATGGGTACATATACAGTTACCCAAGATACAACTGTTCCTGATGCTGCTGGTACTGGTTATTCATTAAAAGTTGCTTGCACTACTGCCGATGCTGCACCAGCGGCAAGCGACAGAGTGAGAATAATTGTTCGCTTTGAAGGCGACAGAGTGCAAGATTTTTGTTTTGGTTCAGCAGATGCTAAACCTATAACTTTGTCTTTTTGGGTTCGCTCGTCAAAAACAGGAACTTACATAATCGAAATGAATATTCCTTCCTCAAGGCTTATTTCACAGGCTTACACAATAACTACTGCTAATACTTGGCAAAAAGTAGTTATTACAGTACCAGCGCAAACAGCGGCAAAAATTGCAACAGGTGTTACTTCAGGTTTTGAACTCTATTTTTGGCTAGGTGCAGGTACTACTTTTACATCTGGCACATTAAATACTTCTTGGACGGCTAGTCCTCCTGCGGGTAACAGAGCAGTAGGGCAAGTCAATTTTGCAGACTCAAATACTGCCACTTTCTTTCTCACAGCAGTACAACTTGAAATTGGCTCAACTGCTACGCCTTTCCAAACTGCAACAGGAACACTTCAAGGTGAATTAGCCGTTTGCCAAAGGTATTACACACGCTTTAACGCATCTTCCGTTTATACATTTTTTTGCAACGGAAATGCTTATAGCACAACTCAAGCGACTACTATTTTGCCTTTACCAGTAACATTAAGAACCGCACCTAGTTCTATTGAAACAACTGGTACGGCTTCTAATTATCGTTTAACTAATGGCGCTTCGGCAACGGCTTGCAATTCAGTGCCAGCCTTAGACCAAGCCGCTACACAATCGTTGGCAATAAACTTTTATGTAGCAAGTGGATTAAGCGCAGGACAAGCCATCAACGCTGGGGCAAATAACACTGCTGCAGCCTATATCGGAGTGAGTGCAGAGCTATGACAATCCAAGTAATTAAATACCAAAGCACTACTGGTGATGAAATGATTTTGCTTTTAGACGAGGAAAACGACAAAGCCGAATCTATGACAAAGGCTGAGTATGACCGCCGACAAGCTGAACAATCCACATCGATGGTGACTGATGAAGCCTCTACTTTGTAAAGCAGGGCAACAACTTCGTGAGCAGATTGATGATTCCTTTCCTGACCGCGATAGAAAATCCGATGGTTGGATAGGCGATGCCAAGCACTCCAATCGTAAGAGTGACCACAATCCCGATCCGTCTAACGGAATCGTCAGGGCTATTGATGTGGATAAGGACTTCGACTCACGCCCCAGCACAGGTGCTTATCTTGCCGACCAAATACGCTTATGTGCCAAGAAGGACAAACGAATCTCATATGTTATCTATGCAGGCAAAATCGCATCAGCTAAGAAGTCTTGGCGTTGGCGTCCTTACGATGGGATTAACCGCCACGATCATCACATCCATATTTCATTCACTAAAGAAGGCGACCAGAACGGTAGCTGGTTTGATATCCCGATGCTAGGAGCAGATAGATGAACGACCTAAAAACAGCAGCAGGCTCATGGGCTAGAGCATTCTTAGTAGCAGTTCTCTCATTGGCAGCAGCTGGTGTTACAGAGCCAAAGGCGTTAATCGCTGCTGGTCTTTCATCATGCTTGCCGCCAATTATTCGTTGGTTAAATCCTAACGACTCAAGCTACGGCATAAAAGCATAATGACTGCCCTTAACTGGGCGGCTCTCGCAGTTGCAGTCATCTCAATCGTCACAGCCTTTGCAGGATCAATCCGCTGGCTAGTGAAGCATTACTTGAATGAACTAAAACCTAACGGTGGTTCGTCAATGAATGACAGATTGAATCGACTTGAAGGGCGTGTCGAAACAATCATTTCTTTATTAGAGAGGTGACAATTTACACATGGCAAGAAAAGCAACTAAGAAGCTAACGGATGAAGGTTATTCCAAGTTAGATGCGTGGGCTATTGGCGTACATGAAATGTATCGTGCATTACGCAGAGCAGGCTTCGATGTTGATTTGGCACTTGGCATAATTACGGAGAAAAACGCGTATCCGGACTGGATACTGCCTACTCCAATTAACCCAAATATCCCAGAGCCAGACTGGTATGACGATGAGGATGAATGAAAAGAACTGTAGTAGTTCCAGACTTACAAGTTCCCTATCACGATCCAGTAGCAGTAAAAAATGTTGCAGCGTATATTAAAGCTGTACGCCCCGATTCTGTCGTTACTCTCGGCGATGAAATCGACCTACCACAGATTTCCAGATGGACAGAAAACACACCAGGTTGGTACGAACAAACACTAGCTGCTGATAGAGATGAAGCGGTCGAGGTTCTCTGGTCATTAGTTGAGCATGCCAAGCATGCCGCGATGATTCGCAGCAATCATACGGATCGTTTATATAACGTCATTATGAAGAAAATCCCAGCGTTTCTTGCTTTGCCTGAACTACGCTTTGAGAAGTTTATGAAGCTCGATGAACTAAACATTACCTATCATAAGAAGCCCTACGCCATTGCTAGGGGCATTGTGGCAGTACATGGCGATGAAGGAAGCGTAAAGCCTACACCTGGTCTTACAGCCCTTGAGGCGGCTCGTAGGCATGGTATCAGCGTTATATGTGGACACACTCACAGAGCAGGTCAATCAGCCTTTACAGAGGCTTCTGGGGGCAAAATAGGGCGTATTCTGAGAGGCTGGGAAGGTGGGCATCTCATGGATGTCCGACAGGCTCATTACACTAAGGGCACAATGAACTGGCAACAGGCGTTCATCATTATTGAGGAAATAGGCACAAATGTGCAGGTCAGCATCATTAACCTAGAAAAGGACGGTACTTTCGTTGTGTCAGGTAAGAGATACGGGCGCGCTCGGTAACGATGTAATTCGTGACATTGACGACCAGATGGACGGGTCAGAATTGTTACCGTTTCGTTATCAAAATCTACTGAATAAATCCCACTAGCTGTGCAACACTCTTCCTGTTCCCGAAATACGGGACAAGAAAGGGCTAAATGATAATTAACTCATTAACGATTCTGATAGTGGCAGGTGTTGGATTAGCTGCTTACTTTTCATTCCGTTTAGGTCAAGAGGTTGGGTACGATCAAGGGTTGGTAGATGGTCGCAAAGCCGTCCGAAAGTATTACGAGCAGGTGGGTCGATGAAAGCAACTGAGGCGCTTATCAATGCAATCGACATTATGCAAGATCGTGGCAAGGTCTACGGTCATCCGAAAATCAATCAAGGTCGCATCGCTGCAAGGCTATCCTGTCTACTTGATTACCCAATCACAGACGCACAAGCTGCTCTTGCAATGGTCGAGGTCAAACTCGCCAGAATCACAGAAACCCCCAGCCATGAAGATTCCTACATTGATGCAATAGCCTATTTGGCAATAGCAGTCCAATTACAAACAGAGGCGGATGAACTTTATGTTTAACCTAGAAGATTACGAGACAGTAGAAGTACGCTTAGAGAAGTTCATTAAGGACTTCCCGGACTTCAGAGTAGAAACAGAGTTAGTGAGTTTTCAAAATGACAGATACATTGTTAAAGCATGGATTTATCGTACTTTCGCTGATAGCACGCCGTTCTCCAGCGGACTCGCTGAGGAGACGATTAGCAGTCGAGGCGTTAATGCAACTAGCGCATTGGAAAACTGCGAGACTAGCGCGATCGGCAGAGCGCTTGCGAATGCTGGTTATGCAAGCAAGGGTAAGCGACCAAGTAAATCAGAAATGGTTAAGGTCGCAAGAGCAAAGTTCTCAGAGCCACAGAAAGAATATATCCCTGTCGTAAATGAAGCTGATCCATGGACAATCAAGACAGTTGCAGCACCAACGACATCAGCTGAAGCAGTCGCTGTTGTAAAGGACATTATAGGCGGCACAACTGACAAGGATGTTCCTCGATGTCCTCATGGTGAAATGGTCTGGCATAACGGTATGACTAAAGCAAATAAACCATGGGGTCATTTCAAGTGCATTGCAGCAGCTACTGGCGAAATCAATCGATGCCCAAAGGGTGAAGATGTAATCTGGTATGAAATTAGTCCACAAGGCAACTGGCGACCACAGAAGGTAAGAGCATAACTATGGGCGAAATGGTAATCTTTGATGATGGCACAGCAACCATCTTGGGCGGACAGCTCGAAGAACCGCAGGATATTGTTATCTATTGCGATCTTTGCAATGAACCTGTGGCTATTACTCCAGAGGTTAATGACCAGGTATTTGTTACCTGTCTGAAGTGTCATGCAGTTAGCCATATTGCAATAAAGACATCGAAAGAAGCAGATGCCGAGCCAACACAGGAAACATAGAGGTTATGCGACCGAACGCTTAGTCGCCATGTACTTGCAGCAATGGTGGAGCGCAGCTAGTGTCGGTCGCGGTCAAGGCGAGGACATTCTCAATGTTCCGTTCGACATCGAGATTAAGGCTCGTAACTCACTTGACATTAAAGGGACACTACGCCAGATCAAGGCACGCACTGACAAGTCAGGGAAGCTTGGCTTTGCGTGTTTCAGACTTAATGGTCAAGGGGAAGCATCAGTCGGTGAGTTCGTCTGTATGTTGTCATTAGTCGATCTGGTGCAGTTAC